TGGGCGACGAACTCGGGCGGAGGTATGACCCTTTTGCGGTCAATGCTAGTTTTTGAGCGCGCGACCGGGGGTAGAAATAGGGGTCGTTTGATTTAGGCATGCGCCTACCCCCATACTAGGGCGCATGACTCGCGGCCCTGCCCCAACGCCGAAACACATCCTGCGTATGCGCGGGAGCAAGGAGGCCAACTACCGAGAGGAGTTGGGCACCCCCCTTGCCACGCTGCCCGAACCGCCGGATTGGATGCGGCCGCCGGCCAAGATGATGTTCACCCAGGTCTGCCAGTTCCTCGAGCGGATGGGCACCCTGGCCGAATCCGACATCCAGGTCGTGTGTCGGTATGCGGTCGTGTGGGACCGCTGGCAGGAGGCCGAGCGGCATCTGGCCGAAACTGGCGACAGCTACCGCGAGGTGACCTCACCGACCGGGGAACTTCGGTTCGTTCGCCCGACAAAGTGGCAGTCGCAGAGCAACGACTGCCACGAGCAACTTCGCCAGCTTGAGACGGTTCTCGGGCTGACGCCTGCCGACAGGACGCGGCTTGGATACCACGCTGAGAAGGTGGTCAAAGACCCGATGGAAGAGTTTATGTCCAAGCGTGGCTGACCATGCCACACGACATCTGCCGGTTCATCGGGCTGCTCAAGCATTCCGTCGGCGACTTCGCAGGCAAGCCGTTCCTGCTTGAGCCCTGGCAGACCGAGTATCTGACCAAGATGTTCGGCACGCTGACGCGGGACGGCAAGCGTGTGTACCGCACCAGCCTGCTGGCGCTACCCCGCAAGAATGGCAAGAGCGCGCTGGCGGCGGCCGTCGGCCTCTACATGCTCTGCTGCGACGACGAGGGGGCTCAGGTCATCGTGGCTGCCGGCGATCGGGCCCAGGCGTCGCTGCTGCACACCGCGGCGAAGCAGTTCGTCGAGTCCTGCCCGTGGCTCTCGCGTCAATGCAAGATCTACCGCAACTTGATCTTGTTCCAACCGCGAGGCCGCGCCGAGTCCCGGTTTACCTGCATTTCCAGCGAAGCCGGGACGAAGCATGGCCACAACCCGTCGTGCGTGTTGGTCGACGAGTATCACGTCTTCCCGGATCGAGAACTGGTTGATGTCCTGGAAACAGGCACGGCGGCGAGGCCGCAGCCACTGACCATCTACATCACGACGGCCGGCACGGACATGCTGGGCCCCTGCTACAAGGACTGGCAGCGTGCCGAGAAGATCCGCGACGGCGTCATCAAGGATGATACGTTCCTGCCTTGCATCTTCGCGGCACCAAAAGACGCCGACCCTTTTGCTGAGTCCACTTGGGCGATTGCCAATCCGAACTACGGAATCACGCTGAAAAGGGACTACTTTGAGGCGTATGCCGCCAAGGCAAAGCAATCGGCGACCGACGAGGTCGTGTTTCGGACGCTGCACCTCAATCAGTGGGTTGCCGCGGCGTCAAGGTGGCTGCGCACCGGGGCATGGGAGGCAAACGCCGCGGCGCTTCGCCCGGCAGCCGGCCGCCCGTGCTGGTGCGGTCTTGATTTGGGCAGCTCCTACGACACGACGGCTTTTGTGGCGATTTGGCCCGACGAAGACGGCACCTATGACGTATTCGCCCACTTCTTCATCCCCGAGGAGAACGCACGCAAGAGGCAGCAGGAGGATCGCGTTCCTTACGTCGACTCTTGGGCGAAGAACGGCACCGAGGGAGGGCCTTTTGTTACCCTAACGGAAGGCGACATCACGGATTACGACGTGGTTCGCGACTACATCCTGTCGTTCTGCGAAAAAAACAACGTTCGCAAGATCGCGGTCGACAAGTGGCAAGCCAACCATGTGATGACGCAATTGACGGCCGAAGGGCTGAATGTGCAGCGATATCCGCAGGGCCTGCCGATGAGCAGCCCGATGAAGTTGCTTGAGTCGCTGATCGTCGGCCAGAAGCTGCGCCATGCCAACAACCCCGTGCTGGCGTGGCAGATGAGCAACGTAGAGGCCAAAGTGGATTCCAGGGGCAACATCAAGCCAGAAAAGGCGGGCATTTCCGCAATGCGAATCGACGGCGCCGTGGCGCTCATCATGGCGCTCGGCGTGGCAAGCGAAGTGGTGCATGGATCAGAGGTTGAGCCTGAAATCATGGTGATGTAGCAGTGGAACACCTCATCGAACTGCGGTCGTCGTTGTCTCGCGTGTTTGAGGAACTGCGCGACGACTCAAGGACCACCGCCGGCGTCAACGTGTCGCCGGAAAGCGCGCTGCAATGCGGGGCGGTGCTGGCGTGTGTCCGGGTGCTGGCTGAATCAGTGGCATCGCTGCCCTTCGGCGTGTATCGCCGGATCTCCGGCGGCGGCAAGGAGATCGCCGACGAGTTGCCGCTGTACGAAGTGCTGGCCTATCAGCCCAATAGCTGGATGACCAGTTTCGAGTTTCGCGAACTAATGCAGTCGTGGCTGCTGCTGTGGGGAAACGCCTACGCAGAGATCAAGTCGGGCCGCCGCGGCGCCGTGACCGAGCTGATTCCGTTGCATCCCAGCCGGATGGTCGACATCAAGCGAATCGAGAACGGCCGGCTGCGATACTACTACCACGACCCCAGCAAGACGCAGCCGATTGAGTACAACCAAGACAAGATCTTCCACTTACGGTGGCTCAGTCGGGACGGCGTCAAGGGATATGTTCCAACGATGCTTTCGCGCGACGCCATCGCCCTAGCGCGCGCCGCAGAGTTGCACTCGGGTGCGTTCTTCGGAAACGGAGCGAGGCCAGGGGTCGTCATCGAAACCGACGAGCCACATAAACCTGAGACGCTGATGCGGCTACGGCAGTCTTGGGAGGACATGCACCGTGGTCCCGATCGCTACGGCCGAACGGCCGTGTTGCCGCACGGGATGCACGCCAAGATCATCGGCGGCGACAATAATCGCGACAGCGCGCTGATTGAAACGCGCCGGCTGGCGAATGAGGACGTGGCGCGAGTCTACCGCGTGCCACCCCACATGATCGGCGACCTGTCGAACGTCAGGCACTCGACGGTCGAGCAGTCGGCCATCGACTTCGTGACGTTCTCGCTGATGCCGCATCTCAAGCGGTGGGAGATGGCTTGTCGCCGCGATCTCGTGGTGGACGACAAGCAGTATTTTTGCGAGTTTGACACGACGGCGCTGATGGCTGGAGACTACGAGGCGCGGTCGAAGTTCATTCGCGAGATGGCGAACCTCGGCGCCCTAGATGTTGACGAGATCCGCGCCTACATCGGCAAGAACCCGCTGCCCGACGGGCAGGGCAAGAAGCGTTTCGTGCAAGTCAATATGCAGCTACTCGAGGGCTTCACGGCCGAGGCGCCGACCGGCAACCAGCCCGACCAGTCGGTGCCCCCTGTCATCCAGCAGCAACAGCAGGCCGACGAGTCTCGCTCATCGGAGGTTGTTTTCCGCACCGCGCTGCGCCGGCTGGCGGCCGTCGAGGCCAGTGGCATCAGAGATCGACGCAACAACCCGAAGAAGCTGGAGGCGTGGCTCGACGCCTGCGCGGTGCGGATGAAGAACGAATTGCGCGACGCCGCCGAGGCCACTGGCCGCGACATTGACGCTTTTGTGCTATCGTGGAACGAGGCAAGCAAAGAAGCGTTGCTTGACTGCCACCGCAGCGGCAAGCCTTACGAGGAGGCCCTGGAAACATGGACAGAACGGCAGAACTAGAGCGCCAGGTGACGCACGCCCCCGAAGCTGCTGGCGAGATCCGTGCAGACGCCGCGGCACCGAAGAAAGACCAGATCGTCGGATCTGACAAGAACGCCAAGGGTTCCGCGGCCGACAAAAGCGGACGCATCACGCTCAAAGAGTCAACGATTACCGCCCTAAAAACAAAGGCATCCGATCACAATGCAGAGATGAAAAAGCGTGCCCGCCCAGCGTGGACGCGGGTGCGAGTTGCGTCGCTCAAGGCCGTCTACCGGCGGGGGGCTGGTGCCTTCTCTGTCAGCCACCGCCCGGGCATGGCGAGGAATCAATGGGCGATGGCCCGCGTCAATGCGTTCCTTACCCTGGCGAGCAGGGGCCGGCCAAAGAATGAAAAATACGTTGGCGACAACGACTTGCTTCACCGGGATCATCCAAAATACTCGCAACGGAAAGCCTTACGAGGAGGCCGCGGAAACATGGACGAAACGGCAGATCTGGAGCGACGGATGGTATCGCTGCCAACCGAGGTTGCCGAGGAGTCTCCCGGCAAGTTTGTGATCCGCGGCTATGCGGCTCTGTATGCGTCTGAGTCGCGGCCACTGGATGGGTTCGTGGAGGACATTGAACCCGGGGCGTTCGAGGAGATCCTGCGGTCAAATCCTGACGTTTTTGGGCGATTCAACCATCAGCGCCTGCTTGGGCGGACCAGCAGCGGCACGATGCGGCTGTTCTCCGACAGTCGGGGGTTGCGATATGAGATCGACGCGCCGGAACACGCCAGCGACGTGGTTGAGATGATTCGTCGCGGAGACGTGCGTGGGTCGAGTTTCGCCTTCCGCACCAGCGGCACCAACGAAAAGTGGTGGAAGGACGACAAGGGGCGCACTCGCCGAACGATCCGCAAGTTCGACGGGTTGTACGACGCCGGGCCGGTCGAGAGTCCGGCTTACCTGGGGACGGAGGTTTACGTCAGCAGGCGAGCCATGGACCAGGCGGCGCAGATGGAAACCAAGCAAGAACACCGCGAAATCGGCATGAAGCCCACCGCCGGGATGGCAGCCGCGGCGCGGCGCGGGCTGCGACTGCATGCCGAAGGTAAGTCGGGGGACGGGCTCAAGCCCGAAACCGTGGCCCGCGCCAACAAGCTGGCTCGGCGCGAGGAGATGAACGAGGACTGGATTCGCGAGATGAATGCGTGGTTTGCACGACACGAGTCCGCGTCGGTGTCGCAGGGCTGGGACACCCCAGGTGCCGAGAAGCCAGGGTTCGTGGCGTGGTTATTGTGGGGGGGGTCCGCGGCCAAGCGGTGGTCGAAGCGCAAGGTCGCCGAGATGGAGCGAACCGAGCGAGACATGGACGAAATGGACGATGAAGAGGGCGACATCGTCCCCGGAGAAGCCGAGGACGAAGGGAAAATGGTCGACATCGACAAGCTCATCGCGGCCCTCAAGGCCGCCGCAATGATCGCTCAGTTGCAACAGGCGCGGTTGGTTAGCTAGTATCAAAGAAGTCGAACACGCTCTGTGACGGAAGTCACGGAGATCAGTGCGAGCGCTCTGCGGATGCAGAGGCGCGGCGCGCTAGCGGGAAACACACCCGCCAGCCGCCAGCGCACGCCGGTGGCTGGCTCAGACAGGAGCGGCCACAATGGCGAGCAACCTCAAGCGACTCCAGGACCGCGGTGCGGCGATCGCCGCCCGGATGCAGGAACTCCGCGACGTTCCGGAGCGGTCCGACGAGCAGAACGTCGAACTTCGCAAGCTCGGCGACGAGTCGGACGCGGTGCGCGCCGACCTAGAATTCGAGGGCAAGATCGCCGCCAAGGAGGCGGAGCTTCGCTCGGTCCTCGACAAGGGTGCCCCGGCTCCGGACACCCCGGCGCCCGAAGCGACAAAGCCGGTCGAGGTCCGGCAGGTTCTGCCCACCCACACCAGCCTCCGCTGCTTCAACGACGGTCCCCAGGCCGTCGACGCCGCCTATCGGACCGGCCGCTGGCTCCGTGCCGCGATCCTGCGCAACGATTCGGACATCCGGTGGTGCCGCGAGCATGGCGTCGAGACTCGGGCTCTCAACGAGGGCAGCAACTCGGCTGGCGGCGCGCTGGTTCCCGAGGAGTTCTCCAGCCGCGTGATCCGGTTGGTGGAGGAGTACGGCACGTTCCCGCCCGCTGCGGAAAACGTGTCGATGAGCCGCGACACGCTCGTCATCCCAAAGCGCGTCACCGGCACGACCGCCTACTGGATCGGCGAGGGATCGTCCATTACCGAGAGCGAGCCGACCTACCAGAACGTCAACATGGTCGCAAAGAAGCTCGCGTGCAGTTGCCGCATGTCGAGCGAGGTGGCCGAGGACACCCTGGGCGTGATCTCGATGGCTGACGCGGTCGGCCAAGAGTTCGCGACGGACCTAGCCTACCGGCTCGACATCGCCGGGTGGCTTGGAGACGGCACGTCGACCTACGGCGGCATCCGCGGCATCGTGACGAAGATCGACAACGGCGAACACACGGCCAGTGTTCACACGGCGCTCGCCGGCAACGGCGCTTTCGAGACGCTCGACATTGAAGACTTCCTTGGTGTCATTGGCAAGCTGCCGATCTACGCCCGCGGCGGTGCCGCGTGGTATATCAGCCCCGCTGGCTTCGCGGCTTCAATTGCCCGCATCAAGTACGCCGCTGGCGGCGTAACCCTGGCGGATCGAGGTGGTCCTGCCGGCGAGACGTTCCTCGGCTATCCCGTCCGCCTGGTGCATGTGATGAACAGCATCCTGGGTGCGGACGTGTCGAAGATCAAGGTGCTGTTCGGCAACATGGCTCAGTCCAGCATCTATGCCCGCCGCCGCGAGTTCTCGGTAAAGCTGTTCGATCAGGTCTACGCGACCAGCGATCAGCTTCTCCTCCAGGGAACCATGCGGTGCGACATCAACCACCACTCCCTCGGCTCAACGAGCGAGGTGGGCCCGGTGGTCGCCCTCAAGTCCAGCAGCACGAACACCTGACGAAGGAGTAACGCCAGATGATTCATCACCAGAACGACAAGGTTGTCGCCACGCTGCCAACCGCGGCCACCGGCGCCACGGCGACCGCCACGCTGACGGTCGACACCATTGGGTTCGACCACGCCAGCATCGTAGCCATGCGGGCGAGCAACTCCAGCACGACGTTTGCCAACGTCCTCAAGGTCGAGGAGTCGGACGACGACTCAAGCTACTCCAACGTGACCGCCCTGGTGCTGGGCGGCAGCGGCGGTTTCACGCTGAGTGCGATCTCGGCCGCTGCGACCAACAGCGCGACGATGGTCAAGATCGACGTGGACACCAAGGCCAAGAAGCGATACCTCAAGGTGTCGTACACCCCGGCGGCGAGCGCGGTTGTCAGCCTGACCGCTCGGCTGTCGCGGGCGGAGGTGTCGCCGATTACGGCGGCTGGTATCGGTGTCGTGGGGCGTGTCGTCGGCTGACCCGAACAGCGGGACAGCCAAGACGGCTGACAAGGCGCATGGAGGCGCGCCCGCTCCTTACAAGGAGCGTCGCATGTTGATCCGATCCGGCAGTGTCGAGGCAGATGTCCGCATCGCGGCAGTGATGTCGCTTCCGCGGGTGTCGTTCACCGACAACTTCTTCTGTCTGACCACAGACCTCGCGCCGCACGGCATCGCCCCCAGTAAGGTCACTGGTGCTTTCTGGGGTGACTGCCTGGCTCGTGGCATCGAGCCGGCACTTGAGACTTCGGATGTCATCCTGGCGATCGACGGCGACACCGTCTGGACGCCCAAGTCCATTGAAGCGTTGCTCGTGCTGCTCATGCACTCGGGCTACGACGCCATCGCCCCGCTCCAGTGCAAGCGCGAGAGCGGGGCAGTCATGTTTGCCCTCCCTGGGGTCGACCCAAGCGATACGAACTCGGTCGACTCCGAGTGGTTCAAGAAGCCCGTTCGGCCTGTCCGCACAGCACACTTCGGCTTGACGCTGATCCGCACCGAGGCGCTCAAGCGCACGCCCAAACCGTGGTTCAAGGCTCGCTACGACGAGAACGGCAACAAGACACTGGACGAGGATCTGCATTTCTGGAACGTGTTCGCCGACGCTGGAAACAAACTCGGCATGGCGACGGCCGTATCGGTCGGCCACTGCGAACTGATGGTGACGTGGCCCAGCATGTCTGCCCCGGGCGGGTTCGTGCAGCAGCACACGACGACGTTCTGGAACGGGGGGCGCAAGGCACCCGAGGATGCCTGGGGGGCGATCGCATGAAGGTCGAGGTTATCCGAGCCTACGCCGTCTACCGCCGTGGCTGCATTCTTGACATGCCCGAGGGGCAGGCCCGGGTGCTCATTGCCCGTGGCCTGCTCAAGCCCGTCGAGACAGCCACAGTCGAAAACACTGAGGAGCGAGCCACACTGCCCAATCGGCCAATCGTCCACCGCAGGCAGAAGCAATGAGCGTCACAATCGTCTACGGCACGCCGAACTACGCCAGCAACAAGTTGGCGCCGTATCGCAGCCTAGTTCGGCTGACCCGCCCGGTGGTCGAGCCGGTGTCGCTGTCTGAGGCCAAGGTGCACTGCCGCGTCGATGTCGAGGACGACGACGCCTACATCCAGGCCCTGATTTCAGCAGCACGGGAGTACCTCGAGGACCGTTTCGACACCACGATCCTGACGACGGTGTGGCAGACTCGCTACGACTGCTTTCCGCTGTGGCAGCTTGTGCTGCCACGCCCGCCGATGATTGAAGCCGAGGTGAGCATCACCTATCGCGACGAAGGCGGCACCATGGTCACGATGACCAGCACGGCGGGTGCATTTCAGGTCGACCACCGGACGGTCCCTGGCCGGGTCTACCCGCTCTACAACGGCGTGTGGCCGGCTGTCCGCGGCGACGAGAACAGCGTCATGGTGCAGTGGTCCGCCGGATACGGGGCCGGCGCCGACGCAGCGCCGCCAACGATCAAGCATCTGTGCCTGCTGCTGGTGGCGAACTGGTACGCATCGCGAGAGCCGGTCACGGCGGGGATGACATCGCAGAACGCCAAGGTGCCGTTCACGTTTGAGACGCTGGCTGCCAGTGTCAACTGGGGGCTGTACCGATGACAACAATCAGCCGCATCGACACCGATGTCGTATTTCACGACACGAATGGCAACGTGTTCACGCTGGGGTCGGTGTCTGAGCATGTCCGCGGCACCCTAGCCTGCCAGAGCGTCTCGGCGACACTGACGACAGCGACTGTGTCGCTGACGACGACCTTGGCGACGCTTTCGGCCGTGGCGATCAAGAACTCTGGATCTTCTGTCATCCGCATCGCCGGGGCGATCAGCGTCCCGGCCGGCAGGGTGGCCGTGCTGCCGGTGACGGCGACGTTCACCGTCGCCAGCGTCTCTGGCGCCGGGGAATATCAGGCCGTCTGCGTGGGGTGAGCAATGTCGATCCACGCTGGCAATCTCAACGAGAGGGTGACGCTGCAATCGCCATCCGCAAACCGCGACCAGTTTGGCGAGGCAACGCTGGAGTTCGACGATCAGGCGATCGTGTGGGGCGAGGTGGTCGGGTTGTCAAGTCGAGAGATCCTCCAAGCGATGCAAGCCAACGTCGTCGCCTCGCATCGCGTCAGAATCAGGTTCCGAGGCGACGTGACGCCGCACTGGCGGTTGGTGTGGCGAGGGCGGACGATGGAAGTGTCGTCAATTGCCGACCGCATGAAGCGCACGATGCTTGAGATGCTTGTACGAGAGGTGCAGTGATGGCCGATTTCGACATGAACGCCGTCGGGGTGATGGACCTCGGGAAGATGTTCGGCGATCCCCGTGTCGTCCTCGGCCAGACCGCAAACGAGCGGACCAAGGGCTTCGTCAAGGTCAGGATGGAAGGGGCCGTTGAGTTGTCGCAGCGACTGCTTGCCCTAGCTGGCGAGTTGCAGGGATCTGGAATGATTGGCAAAGCCGTGCGGCGAGCCGGCAAGATCATCCAAGAGTCGTACCGCGGTGCGGCCGAGTTTCACGATGCCACAGGCAATCTTGCCGCGTCGACCAAGATCAAGGTCAAGCAGTACAAGTTCGCCATCGTCGCCATTATCGGCCCCGAGCAGACCGGGAGAGCCGGCGCAACCGCCGACCGTCCCAGTGGCAACCATGCCTGGCTGGTCGAGTACGGCAGCGGGCCTCGCCGCCCTGGGACCGAGGGCCGGCGGACCTACGTCAATGTCCACCAGATGATAAACGGCAAGATGTCCCGCCACAGCGCCACCAACGATGAGGCGTTTTTGGGGATGTCAAAGGGCTACTACTTCCTGATGGGGAGCCTCCGGGAGCCCACGCGGCAAGCTCGCCGAGGGAGCGGGTATAGCCATGACTTCCTTCCACGCCCCGACAAGCCGGGCGGCACAGTCCCGATGACCCTCCACCCGGGCGAAACATACGGCGCAATGCCGGCGTTGCATTTGATGGAGCGGACAATCCAGCGCGAGGCCAATAGCGTTCGGCGAAAGCTGGAGGAGGGGCTGACCAGAGCCATTGCGCGCACCATCCGCAGACAGAGCGGTGCCGCATGATTATCGCTCCCGAAAAGTACATCCACCTGAAACTGGTCACCGCCCTCCGTGTGGCAAGGATCGTCGGGTTCAATGTCTACCCAATCGCCGTGCCCAGGACCGGCGCCACGCTGCCGTTTCTGGTCTACCGCCGATCCAACGTGATTCGCGAGCGGGAGCTTGGATTTGGCCCGCTGTACTGCCCGCTGGTCGGGGTGCAGATCTCGGCGTTTGCGATGACCTACGACGCAGCCCGCGAATTGGCCGACGAAGTGCGGTTGTGCCTAGACGGAAGCACCGGAACACTCGCAAATGCTACGATACAGGACATGCTGCTCGTGTCAGAGACGGACGACTTTGTCGATCCACTCCAGACGGGCTCACAGTTGCCACCGGCTTACGAAGTCAGGAGTCTCTATCAATGTCGCTGGCAAGAGTCCAGTGACTAAAACGCGCAAGGAGGCGCAGCAATGGCAGGTATCTCGTCCCAGGGGTTGACGTTCGTTTTCGGCGGCACGACCATGACGGTCACGTCGGTATCCGTCAACGATTCGCAGCAGTTGGTCGATGGCAGCCACCTCGGGATCTCCCCGACTGGCCGCCGGGAGTACGTCGGCGGGTTCGGGACCGATCGCGAGGTGACGGTTGACCTTATCACGACCACGGTCCTGTCAGCCGGCACAAGCGGCGCCTTGGCGATCACGGGCCCGATCGCGTTCAGCGGCAACGCGACCATTGCCTCCACGAACGTCAACGCGGGCCTCGGCGAAATCTGCCGTGGCAGTGCTACGTTCCGGGTGGCGTGATCCATGGCGGGCGTCTCGGCTCACGGAACGACGTTCACGTTCGGCACGCAGACGTTCGACATCACCACGGTGTCGGTTGACTACGGGCAGGAGCGGCAGCGTGTCGCGTCGCCCCATATGGGGCTCGCGGCAAACGACCGCGAGCCGTTCGTGCAACTTCACAGGACCGAGGACAACCTTCCGATCGTCAGCATCGAGTACATCACGGGTGTCGTCCCAACGGTGGGGGCAACAGGCACCGTGTCGCTCACTGGGCGAGTGGTGTACTCGGGAGGAGCGACGGTCATTGCCTCGTCGGTCAGCGGGCGTGTTGGTGATCTCGTCAGAGGAACATCGTCGTTCCGGGTGGTGTGATGGCTGCTCCAGCAATCCCCTACTCAGCGACGTTCACCTATGGCAGCTTTTCGGGCTACGTCACCGGCTTGGCGGTGGACATGCCCAGGGCCGAGATTGTCAACATGACGCCGCAGAACGCCGCCGTTGGCGCCATGGTGATGGTGCCGACCGGCGCGGTCGCTGGCGGAAAAATCACGGTGGATTTCTGGCACGACGGAGTCGTCAACGTCAGGAATCTGATCGGAACATACGGCACGCTGACGTTTTCGTCGGATGCCTATTCGGTGTCTCAGTCCGTCGTGTGCGAACACGCCACGATGGAGGCAAGGACAGGCCAGATCGTAAGCGGGACGCTCAATTTCGTGTTCACTGACTTCACGGAGTAACGATGAAGGCTTCCGAGTTGAAGAATAAGGTTCTGGCGGCCAAGGACACCAAGCTCAAGGGCCCGATCGCGGTCCCCGAGTGGGACGACATAGAGGTGTACCTCAAGACGCTGTCTGGCAGCGAGCGGGACTTCTTCGAGGATGGCTACGCCAACGACAAGAACAAGGCGCTGCGCGCGAGGTTCCTCGTGTTGTGCCTGTGCGATGCCGACGGGGATCGGCTGTTCACCGACGTGGAGTTTGGTGAACTGGGCACCCGCAGCGCCGTCGTGCTGACGCGGCTGTTCGATGAGGCATGGGAATGGAACAAGCTCAGCCAGAAGGCGGCCGACGAGATGGGAAAAGGCTAGCCGTCATCCGCCCAGAACGCAAGTTCTACATGGACTTGTGCCTCGCGCTGGGCGGAATGACGGTTGAAGAGATGCTGTCGCGGATCAATTCGGACGAGTTGACCGAGTGGCAGGAGTACCACAAGCGATGGCCGCTGACGAACCCATGGCGTCAGACGGCGCGGATTGTTCTCGCGATCATGGCGGCGTCTGGCAAGTACAAGCGACTGCCCGATGAGGCGAGACTGATTCCGTCGGCGATTGCACCCGAACAGAGCCAGGAAGCGATTGCGGCCGAGTTGGCGAAGTTGGTTCGCAAGGACTGAACGATGGCGTCGTACCTGGGCAAAATCTCGGCGCTGGTCACGGCCAACACGGCGCCGTTCCGCTCCGCGCTCCAGGGCAGCGCCAAGGACTTGAACCGCTGGCGGTCGCAAGTCAACCGCACGCTCAACGAGGCCGGCAGCGGCGACTGGGATCGTCAGATCTTGACGAAGATGCAGCAGGTGCGGCAGGCCGTCGCGGCTGCACAAACCGCGCAACTCAACTTCCCCAACTTCGACGCTCGCCGCATCGAGCAGATGTACTCG